TAGATTTTGACCTACAGCTTGCCGAGAACGAAAATGTACTACCGGTACCAAAACTAATTGTGCGATCTTGTCTTCATGATAAATAATTTGAGATTCATTGCCAATATTATGAAGATCAATAAATACTTCGCCATCATATCCTGAATCGATAATATGAGCGCCGACGATCAAAGATCGTTTTGCCCCCATGCTAGATCGATTACAAACCTGCAGCATATATCCATGCGGGATTCCAAACCGCAGGCCTGTTGGAATCATTTTATTTTCACCGGGAGCAATCTCAACTTCCTTCTTAAGATAAGCATATATATCCAAGCCAGCATCCGAAGGATTACTTCTTGAAGGAACTTTAACTCCATATTCAGCTGTTGCATACTCAATTATCATTCTTTACTCCTTGCAAATTCTTCAATGACATTTTTAGCTCCTGTCCAACACTCTGGACAGTAAAGATTAACTTTATTTTGTGTTTGTCGTACCACTACGGTCCAACTTTGAACTTGTTCTTTATCTGCTTTATCAAAAGGTTTGGTACAAACTAGACAATGTTCTCCTAATTTGTCAAACATAAAGATCTTCTCTTTCAGTTCTTTTTCCGCTCTTTTCTTTTTAGCGCGACTTATTTTTCTTTTTATGCTTCCCACATCTATCCTAATAATTTAAATGTATGTCGAATAGATCGAGTGCTGAAGCCCCACTCATCATTATAATCCAATTTAGCAGCATATGGTCTATTGATGTGAATTATATCGTCATCTTTAACACCCCAACACCTAATCGTTGATAAGACAGAAGAATCGTCGACTACCTTAACAATCCAGTAAGTCTTTCCATGCTTAGTTTTTTTCGAAAGAACTTCTCGGGGGATGAACCAAGCAACGCCCAAATCATTATCCCATTCGCCCAAAGGTGGAACTTGATAACGGAGAATTGATTCTCGAATTTGTTTTGTCAATACCAAATCAAATGGAAACATTCCAGTTAGTGTAGAAATGTGTTCAATCTTCTCTTCGCTTGTAAAATCTTCTTCGGGAGAATACAAATTAATTTTCTCCTGCAGCTGTTTTGCGGACCTAGGGCGATCTTGGATACAAGCCATCCAGAAATGTTTGCATCCGTTAAACCGATCGTCCACCAAGGAATCCAAAGCACCGGAACGACACAAAACATCCAAAGCCTTCTTATTTAATTTTGAATAGATAATATCTTCGCTAAAAAGCAAGTCTTCAATAGACTCAAACGGCCTGTTATTAATAATCTGCTCAATAGCTTTGTCTCCCATTCCCTTAATAGAACTGAAAGGCTGAATTAAAGTATTTCCATCTTCTGAAATCTCCCACTCTTTTGTAGAAGTGTTAATATCAATTACATCGATATCAAAACCATATTGCTGTGCAAGACTTATTGCCGATGCTTTTCTCGACTCAGGTTCCTTGTCCAAAAAGGCTGCAGACCAACACTCTGGATAATAATTTAAAAGCCAGGCACACTGATAAGATAGGAGACTATAAGCAACAGCATGAGACTTGTTAAACCCATAGCCACTAAAATACTCAAAGTTTCTCCAGAGTTCAGCGGCGGCGGGTCGAGCAATTGACTTAGCAACGCATCCTTCAATAAATCTTTTTCTGATTTGTTCTTTCTCTTCATTTCCTTTGCCTGTGCCTTTCTTTGTCAAAAGCTTACGAAGCTTGTTACCTTCGTCAAGAGTAATTCCGTTGCCAAGCTTGTGGGCCAACAAAGCAATCTGCTCTTGAAAAATAAGAAATCCAGCAGTTTCTTGTGTTACTTCTTTTACTAGATCATTAACGTAGTTGATACTATCAGGGTTTTTCTTTGCTTTAACATATTGACGATCGACCTTAGCACCTAGAGGGCCAGGTCGGTAAATAGATGTAATTGCGGCAATATCAACGATGCTACTTGGTTTTGCGCTCTTGCAAAATCTCTGTGCGCCGTCATTTGTAAATTGAAACACTCCGATGAATTTGCCTTTATGAAAAATGTTTTTATACACCTGTTGATCAAAAAGATCAATTTTATCTGGATGTAAATTTTCGTCGTAGTATTTTTTGATATCCTCGTAGGTCGGGTTGTCGATGCCATGATGTCTCTTGAGGACATGACCAACAGCAGACTGAATCATCTCTAATGTTGAGAGACCTAACAAATCAAACTTAATAAAGCCAAGAGGTTCCAAATGACGCACATTTTGCCCTTCGGGCCATGGCGTTTGTATCACACCGCCACGGTTAATAAGTGGCATATGGTTGTCCAAATTTTCCCCAACAACAACGCCGCCTGCATGTCGGCTAACTGAACGTACTTGTCCATATAAGGCTTCGATATGAGTTTTAATGTGCGGATACTTATTTAAAAATCTTTGTAAGCTATCAGAGAATTCCATAAGCTCTTCAAATGTTGGCACGTATACGCCAGATTTAATTCCATTCTTTGCTTTGGCCTTCGGCGTGGCCTCTTTAACCATATTACCAGTTACACTGTTAACCTCCACAAACGGAACGCCGTAAAACTTTGAAATGTCTTTTACCAAAGATCTTAGCTGAAGAGTATTAAAGTTAGAAATAGGCACAACTGTGGTCTCACCCCACTCTTCAGCTAAAATCTCCTTCAAGCCAAAAGCATCACTGACATCATAATCAATGTCTGGATAATCCATGGCGTCGGCGCGCAGGAAGCGGCTGAATAGAAGGCCATATTTAATCGGGTCAATCTGTGTGATGCCTAACACGTAAGCCACAAGAGAACCAGCGGCGGATCCTCGGCCTGGGCCAGAGAGCATATGATCATTCGCCTTATCTGCAATGGCTTTCATGGTGAGAAAATACTTTGAGAATCCGCGATCGACGATGACATTTAACTCATGTTGTAGGCGGTCAGAATATTCTTTGTTATCACCCAAGCTCATACTGCGCAAAGCTGCAACTGAAATCTTCAAAAGCGCTTCGTCTGCGGTATCACCGTCTGGTACAACGAAGCTTGGTAGACGAACCGTGTCGTCTGGCATGAAGTCTTCGATACGCTCATGTGCAATATAGTGAGTCTTAACAATAGAATCGTATACTAAGTCATCATCATATAATGTTTGACACTCTTCTGAGTACTTCTTATAGGATTCCCACATTTGGTCGCCATTCTTCGGATAAAGCTCCATTCCTATTTCATCAACATCAATAGGAAGTTCTGACGTCAACCATTCTGGTTTTCTAGGACGATTAAGAAAGCCCAAGCGCCTATATAGCTCGCGGTCTTTCCATGCGTCCGGATTCGGATAATGACTATCAGCTGTTGAAATAAGTTCAATACCATATTCATGGTGCATTTGAACTACATACTGATTAAGCTCATGTTGTGCTGCAATGTTATTCCATTGCAACTCTCCATACCAGCGGTCACCTAGGATTGATTGCATTTTCTCAGTTGTTTGACGCATTGCATTTACAATAGCATCCGGACCATCGTCGAGGTTATCCCAATAATTTCCAGCGTATACACCACCAAGACAAGCGGAAGACGCAATAATTCCATCGTTATATTTTTCCAATAGCTTATAATCTACGCGAGGATAACGATAAAAATTATCTCCTTGGTGTGTTTCAGAAACAATTTTAAAGATATTATTAAGACCAGCTTGATTTTGAGCAAGCAACACCAGATGCCTGCGAGCTTTAATGATGTTGTTCTTTTGTTTCGAGGCACCCTCATCTTCTGTGACAAGTCTGCCGTCTTCTTTTTCTAACTGTCTAGCAGTCTTTTTATCTGCCTTGGCCTGTTCATAGGCTTCTTTCCATTTCGCCACCGAGGGGACGAAGTAAGCCTCAACTCCGAAAATTGGCTTAAAAATTTTTCCAGCTGTCTTCATTTTCTTGGCATGCAAAACCTGGTAAGACATACCATTCATGTTGCCATGGTCAGTAAGTGCTAGTGCGCTGCTGCCGTTCTCATATGCAAAATCCATGTGGTCCTGCGGATAGCCAAAACCGTCGAAAGGTGAACCAACGACGCTATGTGCATGCAGACCAACAAAAGGAATCTTAGATTTAGTTTTTTCCATTAATAACCTCTACTCTATTATAAGAATATAAATCGACTAGTCAATAACTTCATCGACTCCAATTCCATTCCATTCTTTGTATTTGAGAATATGATGGGAAGGACGTCTAACTTCATGACCCTTCTCAGAAAGAAAATCACAATAACTATCCCAACTATCTATTTTAAAATAATCGCTAACTTCTATCATAGCTGCGTCCGCAAGACTTAAAGTATCAAATACCTGTTCCAACGTAAAAAACCTATAAGAAAATCTTTCCTTTATAGATAGTTTTTCGGAAGAATCTGGGCCGGCCCAAAGTCCAGTTGATTTTGCACGAACCTCTTCTTTAAGAGTTTCCAGTGTTTCTAGACCAAATGTAAATCCAAGATATTCCCCGTTACTAATATTTTTATTATTATTGGCAAGATACACATCTCTTTTTGATGATATCACATCTCTATGTTCTCTCAAAAAACTAGGATCGTAATAGCCATATGGCCATGAAACATAAAACTTATCTGGTGTAAGCCACTTACTCATTCCAGATGATATTTTTTTAGCTATTGAAGCACCATGTAGAACACTCCAACTTAAGCAATCGCGTTTATTAATATCCCTAGAATGTATAGGAACGTAGTATATTTGAATTGGTTTTTGAAAAGCTTTTTTTTCAACTTCAAAGCGTCTTAAAATCCAAACTGGATCTTGAACCATTTCTCCAATTCGATAGCGAATCAATGGTTGTATATCGTCAGCACAAACAATCCATATTGTTTCACAACCAGCATATGCACACTCTACTACACATCTTTCAATAGCTAGATAATCTGGGCCAATTGGCATCAAACAATCGTGCCATGGCATATTGTAATCTAATTTCTGGCCAGAAACAGGAATGATTCCAGCCAAATGAAATTTCATAAAATCCTCTATTCCGTTCTAAGAATAAAAGGCTCCGAATCAATAACAGGATAAATATCTCGTTTCCAAAAGTTTAGTTTGACGTTACTCTCAACGCCAGCTTCCTTCATAAGAGCTATAGTTTTAAATCGAGCCATCGTATCTGTATATTCTACATCATGTAATTGTTCTAAAGTTAAAAAAGATTCTGTTACGGCATCTTTTCTATCTTTGTTACCGTCAATACGATTTGACAAAAAGAATTTAACTGTTTTGACAAAATCAGAATCACTTCGTATATTATCCAAATTATGTCTTGCACCCGTTTTGATATCAAACCAATCTAAAACACGATACTTTTCGAAATTATTTTGTATAGGAGAATTTATAATATTGATGTCGTCGTAAAGAAACAACTTTTCATATTCTATTTTAATATTTTTTTCTAGTTTTGTTGTAATTTCTAGTTTGTCGTCAGCGATTTTAATTTTTTCAATAGTATCACCGAAGGGAACATAACCCTCCAAAGCGTGTCCATAAACTAATTCTGCCCATATATCTTCTTTGCTGGCACCTGCAGGATATTTTTTTACCCCCACAGACAGTTCATTATCTGTTGTGTCGAAAGAATGTAAAAAAGGACGACGATTAAACAACAAACAAGCCTTTTCTTTAATGGCACATAACACGGCATTTAATTCACTCCCAACTACAATAGTCGAAAACTTATAAACTTTGTTTAACATCCAAGCATCTTTTTACGATTTCGTTTGATATCCCTATGCCATTTTTTAAGAATTTTATAATGGTTGGGTCTTTGCTTGCAACGGCCGCCAACTTTTTTGGAGCGTATGCCCGTAACCCATGCGGCTAGCCAAATTTTATCCTCAGTTTTATATTTACACATCTTTTTGACTTTAGGTATTTGTCTGACGATGTGTTTCATCCAACTTTCAGCAGCTGTTTTCGGATCAGTTCTATTCAGGCCAGGGAACATCTTTTCATAAATTGGCCACATCTGCAATATTCCAATGGCCATCGGCGTTTTCTTATTCTTACTAAATTTTCTGTCTCCTCTGGCATTGGGATTATATCCTGATTCCATGCAGGCAGCTGCCAAAATCATTCCTCTCATACCAGGTGGCGGATTAAAAGATTTTTCAACTTCAATCAATTTATCTAGCAAGGCATAATCAATCTTATTTGGATTAATACCACGACAGTTAAAAACCGCTTGATATAATAATTCTTTGTAAGTAACGGGATCATTAACTTTATAAGAAAGGTCTGCTGGCTGTGCGAACTCTAACTCAACAGCCGGCTCCGCGGTACCCGGGGTATCATGAAAGCCTGTCGGCATTGCCGACAAGGCAGCTAATGTAATAGCGATAATAAAATGCACTTTAATTTTTCTCCTTATTCTTCTCGTATGCTTCGGCGGCGTAGGGCCATAAAATTTTGGTTATTTTTAGCATACCTTCAGCTAGTTGCTGAATTTCCCATTGCGCGCCCTTGTGACTTCTTAAGTCTATAAATTTAAATAGGTTATTCAAATTACAAGTGCCATAATATTCTGTATACATATTTTGTGGTAATACACCACGAGCCTGTTCGCGACATACGCCGGCATCTAATAAACAATCGTATAATTTTAAAGAATCTTTATGCCATGTCTTTATTATTTTTGATGCGCTGCCAAAATACTCACCTTGAAAATCTCCCATACCTAGCTTAACCTCAATCTTAGGATTAATTAAATCCTTTGTACTAGCTTGTCTGTTAGAAGTGTGTTGAGTTCTAAATTTCTTTGGTTCATAAAATTTTACATCAAAATCAGTGTATCTACGACTAATTTCATTATAAGACCACGTTCTATGCCGATGGTGTTGGCTTCTTACAAATAAAGGTACATTAATTCTAAATGTAACTACATTATGTTCAAATGTTGAGGTATGCCTATGTTTAATGAGATATTTAATAAGTTTTTTATCCTTATTGTCTAACTCACTTTTATGTTTTCCGAAAGAAACACGGGCGCTGTTAACTATAGTTAAGTCAGAACCCATATAATCTACAAGCTCAACAAAACCTATGTTATCATTATATAATTCAATTTTATCAGCCATCATCCTCACTCAAACAGCCAACAACGTGGCTTTCAAGAACTAAATGGTATGTCTCGCCATCGTATGTACAAGACTCAATAACATGACTAGGTACAACAATATTTAATCCTTGCCACAAGCTCATTTCAGATCCCCGTGATGCTCGAATTAATTTTGCTGCCGAGAAAGGCGATTCATTTAATATAACATTTTCGGGCAAAAGGATTGTAGAGCTTAACTCTTCTTTGGTTTCTACCTCTAATGGTTCTACAACCAAATATTTATTTACAGGGATAAGCATATTAGCCTCCTAAGAAATTCTTGTTTAAGCCGTTGAAGTACTCAGTAAACTGATCGATATCGTCGCCTTTCCTTAGCATGCGATAGGCGCGAACAGCTTGTCGCATTTCATCTTTAGAAAGCCAGCCGTTATGAGCATAGTTCTTTCTCAAATCTCTTTTATGCTCCTTATACGGCTCCATCTCATCTTCAATAGCCTTTAGGGCCTTAATATACTCAACAACATAATCTTCTTTACTATCGCTCACAATAACCTCCTTATAAGCAACAATGATATTATAGTAACATAAATGATATAATCAATTAAACAATTTCACACGAGCCGCCCGAACAAGCTAGTTCGCCCGTGAGGTTGGTTTCATCATCTAGTTCAATAACTTTTGTTAAATTGATGTCTTTCAGCGCTTCCAAAAGTACTTGATATTTTTCCGGAGAACAATCTTCAAAAGGGGCTTGTTTATATGTATGTTCAGAATATGGAAGAACAGATAGACCATTATAGCAATCTCGATTCTCCCACATCCAGTCACCCACATCTGTCCATTCATCTGGACGAATTGAAATTGTTGCTGACACATTATGTGTATTTTGGCCACGTTGGTGTCCAGGGCGGACCCACTCTTCAGATACTTTCTTTACTCTTTTGAGAAGCTGCAAAGCACTTTCGGTACGTATAATCGCACTTTCTGGCGCTTTTTGTGGTACACTAATCACTGCAGTATCATGTGGCCTAAAATATTCATCTTCAATTAATTCTGGGTGGTGAATAAGAAGATGAGTATAAATAGCCTCATTTTTACCCACGCGTAGGCGTCGAATATAATGATTATTGTGCCATGCATGAATCCCACTTGAGGTACCTAGAGCCAAAGAAGTAGTTCCGGCCGGCTTAACACACGTGGTTCGCGCTGCTGGTCTAATACCAATTTGTGATGCGACGCGTCTATTTTCTCGCTTGACAATTAAGGAGGCCGCTTTCATATCTAATTCTAAGACTCTTCCTGAAGCGATACCAGTCATAGATACACCGATTAATGCATCTTTTTCTGTGTTTCTACGCCATACTTCACGTAAATAATGAAAGTCTGTGTATCCAGCCTGTAGAGTAGCAATAAGAGTAGCTGCTCTTATACGATTTTCATATTCTTCTTGCGTTTTTAAATCAGACGCATTTACTTCGACAAGATTACAAAATTGATAAGGTTTTAGGGCGATTTCACAACATGGATTTGTACCCCAATCTTTATCATTTGTAAAATAAAAGCCTGGTTCTCCAGATCCAGAAGCCTTAACCCGCTCCCAAAGATCTGTAAAATATTCTCTCGTGATACGGTGGCGCATCAATACTACTGAATTGTTAGATCTTCCTCGTTGTGAGTTGGTTTCCCACCAATTTCCTGTTTTTGCGGCGAGCATTTCTTCATCGTCCGCTGAAAAAAGCGAAATAAGAGCAGCGCGGCGAATCCCGCCAGCGAGAACGGCATCAGCAATATGACAAATAATATCGTGGATTTCAATGGGCTCAAGTTTATCTCCATTCTCTTTTTCTTCCAAAATACCCTGTACTTTAACAAGACATTCTTTTAAAGGCTGAGGGCCCGGGGCCTTGCCTCCACTAGTAAGTAGTCTTGCGCCCTTCGGACGAATATCTGAAAAATCAAATCTAAGCTTTGAACCCCCCTTGAAATACGAATTAATTAAAGCTTTGATTGCGTCTGACCAGCCCTCGATCGAATCAGCGATAAGAAATCTTCGCGTACGTTTTGTGTTTGGTTTTTGAATTTCGGGAAGTTTATCCACATGATGTTTCTGAACCGAATATCCGACACCAGTTCCACCAAGTAAGAGAAACATGCATTCGCTGAAAGAAGCAAGATGATCGATAGGCATAAAAGCGCAGTTGTAAATCCGGTTAGGAGCCACTTCAATTGGCTTACCCCCGAATTGCATAGATCGCATAGATGGTAATACTTTTTTATCATAAACATATATATAAGCCTCCTCAATTTCATCTTTAAGATCGGGGTACTTTTTCAAATGCATTCTTTTATTTCGGCTAACTAGCTCTTTCCAGGTTTCTCTTCTTTCCTTTTTAGGAATGTAGCGTGCGTACTTCATATGCACTGTGATGTCTGATAAAATCTTGCTAGGTAGCTCCATTGCTGTTCTCCTTCCTTCCTTTTCTAAATGTCTTGTATTTCTCTCTTAATTCTTTTGCTAAATCTTGTGGTGATGAACTAAATTTAATTTCTGCAGAGTCTATGGGTTCCAAAACCTTCAAAGAAACGGTAGATGTATCCACAAACATGGGAAAAACCAGTCCGTCAGGTCCATTACGATTTTTTGCAATAAACATCCTCGCAGTATTTGCGTTTTTGTCTTTTATCGTTCTTGAAATTGAACAAATAAAATCAGCCACAAAACACTTATTAAACGCCTCTGAAATAGATTCCATTGTTACAACCTCTGCGTTCAATCCAGACCTGTTTGTCTGTGATGCTGTCCATAACGGGCAATCAAACTCTTGGCCGATAGCTCGCAGGTTTTCATAAATAGACTCTAACTCATTCCTTTTTTCCTTATAAAAAGTAGGCGGCCGAAGTAAATCAGCGTAATCTACTATAATCATATCGATTTTATGATTTCTTTTTTTTAACTTTTCTAGGTGAGAACGAATATTGTTGGGTGTAGCAGATTTTGTTGGATATTCCTTAACAATCAAAGAACCCGGTAAGTCGCTAATTGCCTCCAATACTTCATCTTTGCGGTGGAAGAGAGTTGATAGTGGTATCTGGCTTAAGCAGCTATCGTATCTTTGGCCAACAACACCTTCTCCCAACTCCAAAGTATAATGTACAATATTTTTACCTTCTTTTAGAGCAGCTGCGCCGAGATGTACTAACGCCATAGACTTACCTGCACCGGTAGGAGCGATTATTACTCCAAGTTCTCCCTTGCCCAGGCCCCTATTAGTCAATTTATCAATTTTTGGCCAACCAGTAGAAACAGGATTTCGATTTTTAAATTCGTATCTTAGCTCAAAATCTTTAATAAAATCATGACCAAAGTTGTTATCCATGCCCAACTTTAATGCTTCGTCAATTACTCCTTTAATCTCGTCATAGGAAGAACTATGAATAAGGTTAACTGATTTCATCAAAGCCTCTTTCAGCTTCTGCTTTTTACAAAAATCTAAAGCAGTTTCCTTAATGTATTTTTCATCTTGAATTTTCCTAATCAAAATTCTAGAAAAATAATCACGTACTTGTTTTTGCAATGCATCTGACTCGTAGTCCATCTCCGTACGAAGGATAGACGACATAATCTTTTGTGTTGGATGCACGCCATACTTTTTACGATAATCAAAAATTTTCGAAGAAAATACCCGAAGATATTTTAATTCAAAAAAACTATTATCCAACACTTCTTCGAGCTGATCGGCAAAAGGTCGATCTTCAAGAATTAAATGTACAAGCGTTTCTTGAAACTGTTTTCCATATTTTGAAAAACTGATATTATCTGTCATTTTTACCTCATAGCCATAATATAGAAACCAAACTACTTTGCATCCACACACATTTTATTAAAATGTGAAAATAATTCTACAAAATTGATTTCTCCGAAACCATCTTGGAACATCATCTTAATTACTTCTGTTTTATTAAATGACATGTCTGGACTATCGATAACTTGACGAATATGCTTTTTTGACTCGATGGAAAGCATAGGGGCGTATAGCTGCATCATTTGATAATTTCGTCGTAGAATATCTTCTTTTTCTATAACCTTTTCATATGCTTTCACTCTTGATTCTGGCATCATTGTACGACAATATTCCAACAGCTTTGTAAATGTTACCTGTTCTTGTTCTTTAAAAAATGGAAATCTTTTTGATACAGTTTTTAAGCCGACTCCGCCAATACCATCCAAATTATCTGATTTGTCACCGGCCATGGCGCGGGCCATGGCAAAGTTATTTGGATGAATGTCAAAGCGCTCAATTAAATTAATTTTATTAATAAATTCTTTTTGTACCGGACGATGCAAGATTGTATTTTTATCTAACAACTGATAGAAATCTTTATCGCTTGAAACAATAATTTTCTGCCAATCTTCAAGACTCGGTACTTGTGTTAGATATGCAATTATATCATCGGCTTCCGTGCCTTTAAACATAAATTGCATAACTGGCATAGAATTAAAATATTCAATAAGACGACTTTGCTGCCAGATCTTATTGTCGACTTCTTCCTGCTCACTCATGTTACGAATATCGCGATTTAGACGAATTGGTTTTCTTCCGTCTTTATAATCCTTCTTCAAAAGCTTTCGTTTTTTCGAACCACCTTCTCCATCCCAACAAATAATAATTTTATCCGGTTTAGTTTCCCGGGCAATTTTCTGAATCGATTGTACACAGCCCTTTAGAGCACCAATTGGTTGTCCATTAACTGACAAGCTTGGATTAACAATATAATTCCGAAAAAATAAATTAAGTTGGTCAATAATAACCAAACGTTTAGACAAAATACACCTCTTATTATCTATACACGCGACTTGAAACTTTATTTACTTTTTTAACTAGAAAAGAATAAACACCATCAATACGACGGGACTCAAGCGACATACGTCTTACGTGTTCGCCTATTGTAGGCTCAAGTAAAAAGAATTTAACCTTTAAAAGAGTTCTTTCAACTGTTGTTGATACTGGCTTGGCCGGTTCTTGTACATTAACAACAGTTATTCCACAAACACCGCGTAAATTATCAGTTACAACAGTTAAATTTCTACTTCTATCAGATCGAAGTATAACCTCTGCTTCATAAAGAATTTCCTTAAAAACTTCTGAAACAACAGATTTAAGAGATTTCATATTTAGCCCTCTTTTCTAATAATATAATTAGTTACAACTTATACATTTCGATCTGATCAATGTTAGTCGTATAATAAACTCTTTTAATCCCCACATGTTTAAGCGCCGCGTGGCACATTGAACATGGCTTACTAAGGCGATATTCGCCTATTTTATTAATTCTACAAACATATACATCTGCGCCAGCTGTAACACTGCGTGACAATCCTAAAATACATCCCAATTCAGCATGCAAAGTAGCGTGGCCACGTCCTGAAAGTCTAAATCTGTTGCCAAAAGAATTATAATTACCCTTGTTGCAAGAGATATTGATAACTGAACCGCCTTTCACCAAGAGAGCACCATGACGAAGTTTTCCGTAAGGGCTACTGCTAGCTGCATTGCGAGCTAGACCAAAGTACCTTTTCGTCTTATTGGATGTTTGTACTGTGGTGCCTTTAACCTTTGTACGATTTTTAAACATTCTTATACCTCCGACAGTTTAGAATATAGAAACCGCTATTTTAAAGTAAAATTAATGCACGCGGGGCTTCGTACGATGGTGTCTCTTGTGGTGGCGTCTCTTATGAGCGTGCTTCTTATGAGCATGCTTCTTATGATGGTTCGTCTTGTGATGATACACCTTATGATGGTTCGTCTTGTGATGGTTCGTCTTATGATGGTTCGCCTTATGGTGTCCCCCATAATGGTGATTATTCTGTGTATGAACCACAACCCTCGGCCTGACTACTACTCTCCTGCGATGTTGATTATGATTGTGATGCACCCGAACTCTGTGGTGGGGGTACCACGAATTATTTAAAGTGTGGTGATTGTGGTTATGATTATAGCGATTATAGTTATTAATACGTCGTTTATTATAAAAAACCAAAGTAGCGATACAGACATTTAAAGAATAATCTGGCGCCATAGTAAAATGATATCTTGGCAAAAGCCACCGGTCATTGTCTGTTGTTAATGTTTCATTTCTAATATATGTTTGACTACGAAGAATACAGGCCTCCATATCAAATATATATCTTTCAAAATTAACGCGTGAGCCATCGATGATCCTCTGACCATGGAAGCGATAACTGGAATTATAAGTTTCTAAATGATAAGTACTATCAGCAATTACTGGTGCATGGACTCCCATAAGCACGGTTGTTAGCAAAATTAAGCTATTCATTTTGTATCTCCTTCAATGTTGTAATAATCTTTTGCGCTTCCTTCTTTCTTCTCGAAACGCATAATCACCTCTTCATCCATAATTTCAAATACTCTATTACGGAATTTTTCATCAGCAATTTTTTCTTTCCATTTGGATGCTTGAAACTTCTCTTCTTTCCCATCTTTATAAACTATACTATACCAGGCACCAGCTTGTTTAAGATTTTTTGATCCTTTGATAGCTTCAAGCCAGCTCTCCTCGTCCTGGACACCCACAGAAGGGCCCCAGAGGATCTTAAAGGTACATTGCCTACCCTCGGTGCCAAAGCGGCTTTTTTTAAGCGTTGCCTTGACCTCACAGCCGATTCTAAATCCATTTTCATCTTGAATAAAAGCCGCCTTTGCTTTGCGCTTTGTTAGCCAGATTCTAAGTGAATAAGCATAATGCATTGCTTTCCCCCCAGGTGTAACGTAGGGGGTAGTCATAGCTTCTGCTATATTGTTGGTAATATTAGTTTTTAGCTGGTTTAAAACCAAAAATGTTGATTCTGCATTAGCAATTGGTACCGTAAGTTTAGCCATGCCTTTGGCTAAAATTCTTGGTTTAACAGCCATTGATGATTGTGGGTTGAAGTCACCTTCAATATCACTAATTGCTGGTGTTAAAGCAAGACTATCCCAAATGAATAACATTCTATTATCATTAGAACCAAGCAGTTCTTCAATTGTTTCAAGCACGAATTCAACGCTTTGCGCTTGCACGTAAAGCAAAGTATCTAAATTACAGCCAGCATTTTCTAGAAAGCTCGGATCAATTGCTGATTCTGAATCAAAATAAATCACATCAATTCCCATTTTTTGGGCGTTAGCTGCAACTTGAGCTGCCATATAAGACTTACCTGAGCCTTCAAGGCCAGCTATTTCAATAACCTTGCCAACCGGAATTCCAGCTAATTGACCGCGACAAATAACACTATCAAGCCAACGAGATCCAGTAGGAATCCAAGCTTTAACCTGAGTTGGGTTATCCTTGTTTAAATTATGCGCAACTTCCATTCCTGCTTTCTTGTTGATGAGATTCCTCATCTCATCTAAATTCAATCGTCCGAGTTTATTTGCTCTTCTTGCCATGTTTCCTCTTTTGCTTCTAATTCAGCTGTTAATGATTCATAAACAGGAATTTTTAAAGTTTCATCTGGATCCCAATCCTGGATGTCGTCCGAGTTATAATCAATTAAAGTTGAGCCTCCATCGCGGTGGTGGGGTCTCATATCATAATGTGAAATTTTATCTGCTAATGGAAGCAGTATCTCTCGTGTTTCGCGTAATTTTGAATCTAGTTCTTCTATAGAGCGAATAGTTTTTATTCTTTTGTTTTCAATAATGGCGCCTACTGATACACCTAAAAAAAACAAAGATAAAGCTAAAGAGACTCCAATGATAACTTCCATATACTATAAATAGTATAAAATTTATAAAGAGACACCTGTAACCCCGTGCCTCCCTGCGGGTTTAGCCAGCACTGACTAAAATAAAAGCTAAGTACCCAATAGGGATTCAAAAGCCTTATCCACCGTGTTGGTGGCGGATGTATTATTATACTTAGATGTTTCAGTAGAAACTTCTTCTACATCATCCTCACCAAGCAGAAATTCGTCAAGCATACCTTGAACCTCAGTGGCCGTCTTTCGTGCTGATTCAAAAACAACATCGAAATCAGGGATCTGATCGAGATAAGTGTGAATCTCGCCCTCAGTCTCGGCCATTGCGGAGGGGCGCCGTCGAGGGGTGATATTAGTCTGGGGGAATTGTGCCCCAGCAGGCTTACCATAATGAATAGTTAAGTCTGTGCCTTCATTGACATCTGTGATATCACCATACTCTGGATTGAGAACGAGATTCAGCAACTCTTTATAAGCAGTCTTTCCGAAGCCCCATAGTCGTACGCCTTGGTCCTCTTCACCACGTACCAGGACCGGGGAGAAGAAGCGCTGACGAGCCGATAGGTTCTTCGCCATCTTAATGCTATCTTCGCTGCCTTCCTTATATAGCTGGCGAACAAAATCATCAAGCGGATCGTCTTCGCCGAAGTTCTTCTTTGGGCTCAAAAAGCCCGGGTTCTTACCCAGGTTATAATGAAACCAGCGCTCCTTAAACGGATCGCCATCGGCGGTAGGTAGGATACGGATCACGGTCTCGCCATCCTCCGGTCGCCAAAAAACACTCTTATTACCGCGATTTTCCAAGGCATCGCGCTTCGCCTTCATCTTTTCTAGGTCAATACCCATTTGCAAACTCCTTTTTGCGTTTAGCTATAGTGCAGATAGTCAATATCCCATCTGCCTCAATAAATATAATAAGAACAGTATACTAAAAGTTAAGAAATAATTTCTCTTTGTACAAGACTCGCGTAATGAACAGTATATACATAATTTTCATTATGTTCTGTAGAATATATCGC